CGAAGATATTTTATATCTGCAAACTTTTGAAGATATATTTTTAAAATATTTTTGCCACCGCTCAAAAAAGAAAAGAAAAAGTGTCCGTGCAAATCGAAAGTTTTGTGCTTTAAATCCGCACCAGACACACAACACGTAATATAAGCCATAGAAAAAACGGCTCATATTACCACCGTTGTAGGTAATAAGCCTACTACGCTATACGGAAACCCGAATACCATTTTCTTCTGAATGATATATCTCAACCATTTTACTTTTCAGAGAACCTTTCTTTGTGGTTAAGTTTTCAACCCAAATCACATTATTTCGTTCTTTTTGAGTTCCCTCACAAGAAATTTCAATATTGCTTAAATAGCCTTTTGAGCCATTAAACTCTACGCTAAATTTATTTCCTGTTTTTCTGTATCCCTTGGATACGATTACGTTAACCAAAGAAAGGTTTTCAATCATTGGTAGTTTGAATTTTGCTATTAATGTTTCCATTTTATTTTTGATTTTTAAGTTAATTTTCGTTTTCAAATTTCACAACTTACAAGTTACCGTTATAATTAATGCTACTCTTCGTCTATTACAATAACATTATCTCTTGAAAGAACTTCTCCATCAGGTTCTTCCATAAAATCTATTTCCTTTTTACTGATTGTGTTTACTAATCCATAAGTAAATTCTGTTTTTCGTTCTGCTACAAATACATCCATATTTTCAGGGTGTTTTTGTAATTCTTTAATAAGTTCTTTTACTGTCATTTCAATTAAATTATATAGTTAATAACCCGCACTAATAATAACAATGTATAAAGTTAACCTTGCGGGTCGCTATCGCTTAACCTTATACTCAACGTTAGCGTTGTGCTTCATTTCCCAACGCTCAATAGGTTCTTAGCTTTCATCCATCCTAGGTTTTTGCGCTGCATATAAATAGAATCCTTGCCTATTGTGTCTTTTCGCTCCTTGGTATCAACTAGGTATTGTAAAGCTTCTCTAAGGGCTTTGTTTTCCCATTGCAACTTTTGTAATTCTGTAGGTTCTTTTGTATTATCCATTTCTAATTAAGTTTATGTTGCCCTCCGCACGTGTTTCGACATAAATATATTTCTGCTCATTTGTATATCGATTAGGTTGTTGAGCTCTCGTTTATCTTTATCGCTCATTACGTAGTTGCTACGTAAATACATATATCCTTCCTTTTTCGAGGAAAGTAAAAAAATCGTTGGCTTGTGTAAACCCTGGTTGGCTGCGATGGGCTTCGTATATGCCCGTGAGCTCCGTGTGAATGAGATAGGCTCTGCCGTTAACATATCCGTTGCCGTGATCGGTAAAGTCGTTAATTGTGGCTTGCTGTGTATTTGGCGGAAGTGTGGAATAATAAGCATAACCGTTTTTATCGTGCTTTAGTATTGGCATTTCAACCTGTCCGGTTGCCTTTTGCTTTAATTCAGAAATTAGAGTGCTCATAATTAATCAGTGTTTGAAATTGTTATGTATTCAATACCTCCCGATTTGTCGTAATCGATAGGTTTACCTTTATTATCGAATTTTTTATGATTGCCTTGCTCGTCGTATAAATGTGGATTAAAACTATAACCACGGTACTCACAGTAGGCCTTGAGCTTGGTTTTAAAACCGTTGGCGGTGTAAAAGCGTTTTGCTGTTGGTACTTTAAATAGGAAATCGTCGATTACTTCTTGTTTAACCAGGCGTTGGTTAAGTGAGTTTACATTACTAAAATATGTATCGGCCCATTCCAAATATGGTTCGCCCATTTTTTGGCGAAGGTTACGGAGTTCTAGCCTCCTGAGTGGTGCATTAACTAAACCATATTTTAAATATAACTGGAGGCATGTTGCTGCCAGGTTGTAGGTAAGGTTCCATTGCTCCTGTTCATCTTTCCACTCAATAAAAAAGTTCATTCCGAAATCGTGGATAGGTTTATGAGTTTCGTTGTAGAAATCGCTAAATGCTAATAGAAAAACTCTATCGCGTAATGAGCCACCGCTATCGTTAATACCGTGATTGGTTGGTACATAAAACTTTGGTTTTTGATCATCAGGAAGATTAAATTTAGCCTGGCCAAGGCCACGTACTGTAAACTGACCAGTAAGATGTGGGTAAAAGAATTCAATATCGATGTTTGCCCGTGGATCATCAATAAATACACTCTTGGTTTTTTCGTTTACACCTTCCATTAAAAATGGATCTTCGGTAAGGTTTTTTTGTTTTCCGGCTATATATACCTGAGGAACAAGTTTGCCTATAAATACACCCAATAGCGACTTTCCTGATCTACCGTTACTCTGGCCTACTTCGCTCATTTTTCCATCCATGGAAATAACCATTTTATTATACGAATTATCAATGTATTCGTGTAATAAATAGCCAATAGCGGTTAGTTTACTCATAAAGTGCATATTGGTTTCAAACTTTTCGTCGAGGGTACGGGTATCAGGTATTAGGTTGTGTGTATGCTGATCGAACATTTTTAGCCAGGCGAATTCAGAAGTGTTTTCCAGAAATTTAAGGAAGTGGCATTTACTCCCAGTTTTGGTTAATTGAACATCATATTGCCCTATGAAATGTTTAAATAATTCGGGATTTGGAGCTCCCTTAACAGTTTCTTCAGTTACCTGGTCGATTTCTATTAGCGGCTCGGCTGTTTTTTGAGCATCGAAATCAATAATTTTATCTGACCAAATTGAGTTTTCGAGATTTATAAGTGTTTCTTCCTCGATGCCTTTTGCAGTTATTTTCCAGTATTTATCCTGGAAAAATAAATATTGCGAAAATTTATCGGCAGCTTCGAAAACAGGGTTTAGCCGATACATATTACTCAGATTTTCGGGGCCCAGGTATTGTTTACCACCACGGAGCATTAGGTTAAGAATGTCTTTTGGAGCTACCTGCTCAGTAAAATCTATTACATAATCTTTAATAACTCGAGCTTCGATTGTTTTAACAATTTTGCCATGAACATGAATAAAATGCTCTTTGCCATTTGCCATTTGCATTTTACCAAAACCACGATTTTTGAGGAATTTACGTAGGTTGGCATAATCGAACTGAGTTTTCTTTTTTTCGTTGCCTTTCGAATCTTCCCAAACTATTTCTTCCCAGTACTGTTCATTGATAGTAAGTGGTTGTGCATGTTCAAATTCATCTTTATCTTCGTTCCATCGCCATTCAACTTTCCCGATTTTAAATATTTCGCCATTGGGGAAAAATGTAAGTAGCGTATCTTTATGTTTTTTCAGGAAACTTTTACTGTTTTCAAAACCCCATAGCTGCATAATTTGATATTCGGCCATGGTAGTAATTTTGTGCATCTGCACAAATTCGCCCTCACCATCGTTTTCTTTTATATCGTTAAGAGCTCGCTCGATATCGTTACGTAAATCAAGTTCATTTCCAGCCAGGGTATTAACAAGTAAATCGTCTACTCCTTTGTCGTTATGCTGGTTATGCTTTATATAGCCAAAATACGTATCGAGATAAATACCAATATTATTAAATGCCTTAAGGTAATCACGAAAGTTTATAACGGCACGATAGAATGAAGCTGTCCGCTGATCGACACGGTCGCCAGGCTTTAAATTATCTGATAGCTGGTCCCAATCGCTATCGAGTATAAAAACGACTTCTTCAACCTTGCACGCTTGTACAATTAATTGCAGATCCTGAGGGAGGCGGCCTTGTGAGGCAATGTTATGTATGCCCATAATTCCAACCGATGGAATACCATGCACACAGGCTTTATCGGCTTTTTTTTCGCCTTCCTGGATAAATAGTCGTTTTATTACACGACGATCTTTATAAATCTGACGAATTGATTCAGGGATATATAAATGAGATCCACTACCTGCAGGAGATTGATATTTTATTGGACGACCATTTTTACTTAAATGATGTTCGGGTAGTTGCCAACGAACACGGTATAAATGTTCGAACTTTGAGGATTTTGGTTTTTTGAACATTACAGGTTTGCCATGCAAATCGTAATACCAAATTATCATATCATCGCCCGATGTATCTATTTTCCCAAATTGGTTACGTGTACCGGAAGCATATACTTCGATATGTTTTTCGGTTTTATCATCAACAAAAACAGTAGCAGTTATATCTTTAGTAGTAAGCCCTGAGTCTTTTAATTGTTTATCGCAGAAAGTATTTCGTTTACGTGATTTTGCCACTTGTGGACCTTTTGCTTTTGCTGTTTCAATTATTGAAATACTATACTTATTAGCTAAGTATTTAAGGGCTTCGGGATATGATTTGTTTTGGGTTTCCATTAAAAAATCGACTGACGATTTTCCTGAGAAATCGCAGCTAAAACACTTAAATATTTGCTTAGCTGGAGTAATTATTAATCCCTTTGCCTTACCTTTTTTACCACATTTAGGACATTCGGTATATAAGCTCTGTCCGGTTTTATTAAATGTATAAAAATCGGTTGCAACTTCTTCAATTTTTGCTGCCTGTAGAATTTTTTCTATTGTTTCTTTTGGGATCATATGTTGATTTCTAATTGTCGGTTTTTATCAATACCTGTTGTTTTGCAAACCACCTTAACAACTCTATTGATTGTTGATTCTATTTGTTGGGGTTGTGTCATTTTAGTAGAAAAATGAAAGCCGACACGAAGTCGTGCAAGAACGGTCGGCTTTCTGGTTAGTTATTTATTAATTGATTTTGTATTTAAATATTTACTCAAATATGTTACTGCAGCACTAAGTTCTATTTCCATTACCTGGGCAATTTCGGTTAACGAAAATTCCTTCAGGTCCATGTACTCGCAAAACTGCTTGTATTGGTTGCTACTGAACATCGTTTTGTGTTTCTTCGATTACTTCTTCGATAAGATTTTTTGAAGCAATATCCGACATCGATTCGTCGAGTTCTTTTGTTACTTCGTCCTGCAGCTGTGAAGCAATTAGGCCTATATACTCTGGTGTGTTAACTGTTTTCCACAACATTACTAACTCGTAATCGGTTAGGGTTTCGATGAATGTTATAACTTTACCCAGGTCTTGAATTAATGTGGTACACATAGCTTTATTTTTTGATTTTATTTAAATAATTTTCGCATTCGATTATTCGTTTTTGGCGGCGTTTTTCGGCTGCATCGAGCTCGTTGTATAGGTTCCTGTGGATTCGCACATGCTGAACTGGCATTCCAATTAGTTGGGAGATTTTTGTTGATGGCAAACCTTCCTCAAAGTGTGGTCGTACTTTGTCGTAATCGAGGGCGTCAAACATTACGAGCTGGGTTTAAAATGAATACGGCAATTGAATTTTGCGCAATCACATCACCAGGCTTCTGTAGATTCAGAGCCTCTGTAATATCATCGTGCCGGGATATTTTATACAATATCGCCTTATCAATAACTGTGTAGCCAGTTACAGCTAGTGAAATTGATTGATCGTTGTTAAGGATAACCTTTTTCATGAGTGCTTGTCTTTAAGTTCGCGTTCGATAACTTCGAGCATTTCTTCCGATTCAGAAATGTTTTGTTCAATTTCAGCGAGGCGCTTACGATCTTTTATCGTTCGTAAAATCATTGATTTTCGCTCAAGTTTTAAACTCTTAATTAAAGCTGTGAAAGCCATCGAGCTAAGTATTAGGAGGGGTTTGGATTCGTAGTGCATGGTTTTTATTTTTAGTTTTTCCCAGGGGCGGGGTTTAATGTTTTATGCAAATAATTCCGAGGCCTTTGTATGGGCAATCGCCTGATGCTTTGAAAGGGCAGGATACGTTTTCGAATATTAGTTTCCGATCGGTTATATCCAGTTTGTTATCGAGTTTAGTCCAATTACAATGGATGAACCTTTTTAAAATTTTCCGGCGGTTGCTTTTAAATTCTGGTATCGAGGCAAGGTGCATAAATGCCGATCCGGCACGCTTATCCTTAGTTACACGGGTAAAAATCATTTCAATTTGGATATCGTCCAGATCGTCAAATTTTTTCCAGTCCTGTCCATTCCATTTTAAATTGATACCTTTTTTTACTGTACCGGTATTGTCGGAGTAGAATTCGATTTCGATTTTCATTATACAACAGCGTTAAAAACTTCATCAGTTTCAGTAATTAGTTCATCAATATCAGAATTGAGATAATGAGAAATTACTTTTAACGACGAATATTCGATTAACTTTGGGCTGTTGGTACGCAGCCAGAGTAGAATTGTGGTTTCGCTATTGTCGTGTAGTTTAATTAGCGACCTTCTTAATTCCTTGTTTTTTTTAATTTTAGCTAACACGCTCTTTTTTAGTCTCATACTGATTGTGGTATTGATATTGTAAATGTATATTATAGATATATGTTGCATATTTATAATGCAATAGTACTATAAATATCAGTATGGTGATATAAATATCAGTGTAAAATTGATAATTTAGAATATGTCTAAATATAATATTATGAACTATAATAAGTTAAAGAATTATTTACAAGATAATAATATTACTCTTCCCATTTACTGTAAAGCTGTAGGGCTAACGACAGGAGGCTTTCATCAGATGGTAAGGAATATTACGAAACACATTTACGATTTTAAACACACCGGTAACGGAATGGCATTCGATCAAGGATTTAATAGCCGGGATATACAACTACAGAACAGGCATAGTTCGTTGGATGAAACACAACGTTATTTGAATAAATTTCGGCGTGTGGCTAGTGACAAGTTCCGGGAAGAATTTAAGGGATATTAAAAAACCTATTCAATCAACCATTTAAATTCAATTTTCCCATCTTCTTCAATTGCTTCGTTTTTATACCCTTCGGTTTCAAGTATTTCAACTATATTAATTAATTCAAAATCAATTGTATTATCGTGATTAAACAATATTTTCATTAATTCGTGGGTGTTAAGGGCATTGGTGCTGGAGCCCTCATCAGCAGCTGGAGGGAATTTGTGCTTTAGCTTTTGAACTAAAGTTTTGGCTTTTAAAGTAAATAAAATTGTAAGTTTTTTTTTCTGTAAAAGTTCGGTTTCTTTATTTTCTTGCATCGCTTTTAAATTAAATTCTTACAAGTGTTACTATAGCAGGTTTTTTAATTGGCAGGTCTATTGTTATTTTTTTTATTAGATAGAAATTATTTCCTATTTTTACTTGTTTTTTTAAATCAATATTAAGTATATCGGTGAGAGTCAATTCGATTTCGTATGTGTATGTTTTCGCATTTTGGATAAAAATTACCCATTCTTCCCAGAAATTTTGATACAATCCTTTTTCCCCTTGCCAGTTAAGCGCCATTTGGCCTATAACGCTAGCATTAGTTGCATATATTGAAGATGTTCCTAATGGGTAGTTATTACTACTGAAATCAGGTTGCAATCCTCTGTAAAATACTATACGTGGTTCATTCTTAGTTATTGTTGGAAGTACAATATTATAGTTTTTGTCGCCATACTGTATATTTTTTAATGCTCCAGGTGGCGAACTTTCGTATAACTTCTGATTTTGCCATGGAGTGAGCCAAACACGCGTTGATGATTTGCCGCTACTACTTTCACTACTTGATCCTTGAGTATGATAAGCTTTAACATGAGCGTACATTGCTAATGGTGAAAGTTTAGAGCTTATATCGTCTTCACCATCACCTATTATTTTTTCATAAAATAAATAGGTTAACGGAATCCATTCGTGTACATTAGTATCAACTTCTGCCATAATATAATATAACTGATCACTTTCGGCAAAAGCAATATCTCCATCTTCAATAGGTGGTATTCCAGCAAGAAAATTTGGTAAAAACCATGAGTTTGATATAGTTCCCCAAATATCTGCATCTTCTAGGCTTCCTGCAGGAATTTGTGTATTGCTTAGTGTTTCATCTCCACTATCGAAATCAAATGATAATTTTACACCGTTTATAGATTCATTTAGTGTTTTTTTTGGTTTACTTGTTATTTTTGTGCTCCAATCAACATAATTACCAGGTGTTAGTAAATCTTTCAGGTAATACATTTCACATGCATTATTCCTATTATTGAACAAAAATTTTATACCAAAATTTCTTGATACTCCTTCAATGATTGTATCAAGGCTCGTTTCAACAATACTATCTGTTAAATTATAATTGTCAGGTGTAAAGCTCTTACGGTAAAGATTTGTAATACATAATTTCACTAATTCGGCATGTTCAGCTATTAAATTATTCTTTAAATTAACTCTAAGGGTTTCGTAAATACAATCAATAACATAAGCTAAATATGGAAAAAGCACATCAATTGAAAAATTGCTAGAATCTGTATAATCGTTAATGTAAGATATAGTATGCCATGTACTTTCGCTGTTTTGAAAGCCATCAAGTAGAATATCGTTTAGAATTGGGAAATGAGCAAAATGGAATTGAGGATATCCTGATGAGTGAGAGTTAATAATAATATCATTTAGTGTACCTATGTAGCGAGTAATATCGCTCATAATTAAATCCTTAGTGGTCTTATCTTTTATTTGATTAATGAAATCGTAGCCCGTATTTATAAAATTTCCAGATATTTTATCGCCTACAATTGTAGTTGTAACTATAAATATACCTGAAATTAATAGTATGTTTTCGTCGTAGAGTTCGCAAGGATGTTCTGTAATTACTTCGTATAAATCAGGGTTTGAAATGAAGCCGAAAATTTGAGCATTTTGCTCACAATCAGGAAACGAAAGTGAGTATGAAAAATCGCCTACAATAGCCTTTTCGCTAAATGCCGAATTGTTAAATGCATATTTTATACTTGCATTTGGGAATAATTGTACTAGCTGGCTATTTATTTTAACTTGTAACATCAGGTGTGTAATTACGGTTAATATTTGAACGGCTATAAATTATTGTGGCGGAATTAAGATTTTCAGTTTCAGAATACTCGATTTTAGACTTTTTATCGATAGCTATTTTTAAAAAACTATCATTAAATAGTTCAAAACGACTGTCGGATGTAAATAAATCGGTTAATGAATCGGCTTTTAGTTTCGAAATATGCCCTGAGTAACCAGTTATTTCTTTTTCAATTAAATAAGCAAAGCTATTTTTCCTATTTCCTGCTTCATTTGGTTTTTCAGTTTCGGTAAAAGTAGGAACTATATTGTTTTTTAAGTTGCCTAAAAACATATAACTAAAGCCTCCCAAACTGTTTGCATAAGCTAAATATTTTGCAGATGGAAAATAACTTGTGCTAATATTAAAGGTGAATATTTGAGCTAACGAGTTAATCCATACTTCGTAATACATTGGTGTTTTGGTTGGTTGTAAATCGCCTAAACTTTGTTGATTAAACCCAGTTGCAACTTTAAGCAAGGTGTATTTAGGCACTTCACCAAAATCGGTAAGGGTTTTGGTGTCGGAAGAGCCGTCGGTATAATATACTTTTGCTTGAACTGTTAAAAATGCCGAATCGTATTGATGTAAATAATAAAGATAATATGGCTGATCGAGTAATACAAAATCGCTAGTTAACCACGTTAGCCACATATCATTTGTTTTTAACAAATTAAATATATCGGTCGATATATGGTTTAAATCTATACCTCCTTTAAAGGCATATAATGAAGGATTAAAGCCTGTTAATCCAATATTAATACCGTTAACCATTACCGAATTAGAATACTGCACTACATGGCAGTAATAACGTATTGCTGCAGTTGTATTTTTTTCGTTGAGCACATTTGGTTGGATATTTGAAAAACTGGTAATTGAATCGAGCACCGAAGCTATCGAATAAGTAACATTATAATCATCATCGGGGCGTGCGAATAGCGATACAACCAAATTACTACTTGAGTCGTAAATATTACAGAGGGCATATACATCAGTATATTCGGGATCTGTTTCGAGCGTTACCACAACATTAATAATGTTACGAGTGTAACTTATTATATCGGGGCCACTTACTAGAGTTAATGCCATTATTCATTCCATTTTTCGGGCACGAATGCCAGGTTAACAGGTGTTTTTATTTCCAAGCCAAATTCCCATCCAATAAAGCCATCATCGGTAAGTATAATTGCTTCGCCATCGCTTACGGTATCTGAGTTAAAGCCGTTTAACCTGTTTTCGCGGCTCTCATGACGTAAGTACGAAATTACATCGAGGGCAAGGATCCTGCATTCATCAATAATTTGATGTTTTGATTTCACTGTCCGGCTTTTTGTAGAGCGATGTTGCACAACGGCAAAATGTATATTTTTTCCACTCTGATTATTATCAGATCGTGCTCCTACTAACCTTTCCTTAAATCCTGTGTACAACAATGCCGGTTTAGCAATTTTAACTTTGTCTTTTATTTCTTCCAAATCGGTTTCAACAAAAGTTTCAATTTCTTTATGTTTTGTAGCTATTAACGAAAATAAAGCTGCAGTTTCGGTATAATTAAGTTTTGTATGTGCCATTATCTTCGTCCTTTTCGGTTTCGTTTTTCAGCTTCCCGGGCATCTTCATTAATTTTTCGCATAATGCCCAGCATTTCATAAAAATTCATGTCGGCAACATCGGTGTAAGTTCCAATTTTAGGACCTGCCAGTTCGTAGAAAAAGCCTAACCACCCTGATTTACTCCGTCGTACTTTGTTCGATTTTTTGAATATATCAGGATTTTTATCAGAAATCATTTTTCGGCAGCCCATAAAAAAGGCCAGTATTGCCAGGCGTTTTTCGAGCTCAAGATGTTTTATATATTCAGCTATTTGCTCAATATTATCTTTTCCAAACTTCTTGCCTTTTTCAACATAAAGCGAAGCTATTAACATATTTAGGAATTGTTCATCTTTAGTTTTCAAAAAAGTACCTAAAAATTTATCGGCAAAAGCAAATTGCGCTGTACCTATATCTTTCATTTCTTCATCAGGACCAATAAATTTTATATTGAGTATTTCTAACTTAGGGAGTAAGTTTTTTGTTAATTCAGGTGCTTTAAATAGCCAATTAACTGCCGGAAATAAACCTTTAAGTTGACTCAGGTTCATATCCTCTATTTTTTTCGGCTTCATTTTTAGAAAATGGAATATTATTTCGCTCTTGAGGCGTTGGCTTTCATTTATAAGCATTACCCGTGGGGCGATGAATAGTAACTGATCCAAAGTCAGTTCATTCCATTCCGAAGGTGTGTGAATGATGATGTCTTTTTCGTCTATTTCAAATTTGATTTCGTTCATTACAATGGTTTAAAATATGATTTTATTACCCTCATGGCCAGCAGTACTACAATTGCCAAAATAAATATTCCAGCTATTACTCGAGATGCTTTATCATACCAATGCACATCCCAAACTTTTTTAATAATAGTATGGGTTTTGAAAACTTCTTTTTCTTTAATTTTTACATTTTCTTGTATTAACCTGGCAATTGCTGTATCGTTTTGCACAAGCTGTAAAAACAATTTTGAATTTATAACTTGAGCTTTTGCATTGGCATAATCAGATACTGCAAATACTGGATCACTAAACATTAATCCGTTAATCATATATACAGTATCGTTTGTATACACGGTATCGCCTTGTATATATAATGTGTCGTGAATAGTTATTTCTCGGATTAGATCCTTATAAACAACGCAATCTTTTTTGATTATTTCTTGTGGGAATCGGCGTTCGCATTTGCGTTCTGTTATACAGCTTCCTGCCGTTAGGAAAACGATAAATATAATTATAAGGTTTTTCATATTAAATGTTCCTTTCAAAATGTGGAGCATCGTAGAAGTTTTTAAAGTTGCCTCCCCAGCGGTTTAATGGATCGAGACTTTCCCAGTATGCTCCGAGTTGATTAATAAGTTCATGCCGGTAAAATAGTTTTCCTTTTATAAAGAAATTGAAATCGACAGCGAGCCTTCGTAAATGGTTACTTCGCATTGTATGTGAACGGCGTTTGTCGTTAATTATACGAAGCTCCCCATCATCAGGATGGATGGATTTTCCGTAATAATACAGCTTTTGTTGATCTTGAGTTCTGTAAGCTTCACCAAATGTTAGATCAATACCTTTTGAATTTGCAAAAATGATTAATATAGCTATATGGTTGCTGAAAATTGATTGATGTTCACTTAGTTTCATCGATATTGTATTTATTGTTAAACTGATTTTTAATTAAAAGCCAAATGTTATTAAATAAATCAACCCCCATTATTTTACTGATGTTTTCGAATATGCTCTTAAGCTCTGTTATAGCTATGTAGCCCGCTACTATTTTTCCCAGTACTACACTTTCAATAAATTCAATCCTGAAAATATAGGCTACAGCTATTGCTATCATATAAAAAGCAAATTTTTCGACTGTACGACGCATTTTGTAGGATGTAAACCACTGTTTTCCTACTGTTCGTGATTTATAACTAGCGTATACTCCAGTAAGCCAATCAATAGCCATAAATACTAATACG